CTTTTCCCACTTCGCCTACAATTTCCTGGAATATCTCTTTCACTACACCCAGCCCCGCACCGAACACAGCCCAATCGATCATGTTTTCCACGGTGGCTAGATCGCCATCCTCCAGGGCCTCGGCCATCCTGGAAACAACAACCTTTTCCTGGGTTGCCGCTACCGCCATTAGGAAAGCCTTTTTTGTTTTGTCCAGCTTGCTGTCGGCTACCCTATGCAGCAGCTTCCATTCGGGGTCTTTCGGGTTTACCGCTTTAAGAACCGGTTGTTTTCGACTTCGGCCAGGTGGCCTCGCTCTAAACATTATTCTTCGTCAACTCCTCCGCTCGGCAGGTTGGCCGCTTTAAGTAGGTATTTCTCAAGCTCCTCATTCGGAAAAAGCGGCATGCCGGACATTGATAACTTCTGCACGAAGTCGCCCAGTTCCTTCAAGTCGATATCCTCGATGTCCCCATGGCGGAGCTCCGGGTACTTCTCGACCTTAAAATCATTCAGCTTGAACAGCCTCGGCACGGCATGGGTGTTGAACACACCCTCAATTTCATCTAAGAAAGCACCAATTGCTACAGCAAACAATTCAGTCTTTGAAGAGGCTAGGGCAAAGCTCCCCACTTTCTGCGTGCCCAGCATGATAAAATCAGCCAGTACCGTCTGCGCTATCTGGGTATTGTATCTCTGAATAATTGCACCAGTATCGAACTGCCGCCTGCCCCCGGTGGAAAGAAGCTGAATATCATACAACTTGTTCCCCCTTTCATCGTAGGCCAGCGGCATAACCACACCTTCTTGCTGGTCGCGACGGATTTTGGTCACCAGGTCTTTGAATTTTTGCAGGGCCGTTCTTTCTTCATTCGTCTGTGGACTGGCCACATTCGGCGGCACCCAGACCACAGGCAATCCGGCCAAGTCACGCTCGACGCCGATACCTTCGATAGTTTCGACGTTCTTTTTAAAATAGAAAGGCTTATAGCAATTCCTGAGTATGCTTCTGCCTTCCGGTGATCCTTTGGTCGCCTCTGTCCTAAAAAGCAGCGACTTCTCTATCGGGATTTCCCTGATTTTATAATCCGGCGGCGCGCTTTGCCGCATAGCTTGTATGCTGCCTTCCTTGTCAAACACCCACTCGATCAGCGTCTCCTGCGCCCGTATGGGGAGTTTGCGCCAGCCTATTCTATGATCAGCGTATTTACTACGCCGCGAGGGGTCCCGACTATCTCCCTCTCTCCGTTTGTAGACTATTTCATGCCAGCTCCAACCAAACACCAACATAGACAAGATTTCGCTGATTGTGTCCTGCCAGGACATGCTCATATCATAAAGGCAACTTTTCAAGAAAGCCGCTGCTTCCCTGTCGGCGTTGCTCGTCCCAGCGGCTTCAACTCGCCAGGTGACTTGGCGGCAGAGCATTTTTATCGCAAAGAGGATGGCACCGATTATCGGGCAGTTATCGCGCATCTCCTTGTAGACACGAATAGCTTTAGTACCTTGCAGTTCAGGTAGCCATTCCTCGGCGATATAGCCACCCCACCGGGAGAGCCCGGTTGTTCCTAACTCTGACATCATCTCTTTTCTTGTTAGTCCAGACACGCATTATCGCCTCCAGCGACTCTCGCCGTCAATGCCGACAGGCGCAAGAATTGGAACTTTTACATTTCTAACAGGTGCAAATGCCAAAACAACTGCATCTGCTCTGTCCGGGCTACGCAGCCCCCGCTTTTTCATTTCTTTCTTGCTTTCCAGTTTGATCTTTCCTTTACTAGTCAGACTGTATTTCCTGGTAGACAACTGACCTACCAGGTCCTCGTCATTCATTAATTCAATTTCGCCTTCCTGAAGTAAATCCCGCAAATGCGCCCATGATTCCGTACCCCAATCCTCGTAGTGTTCTTTATCTTCAGGGACGCCGCCGTTGTGACAATCGATAATATCAATATGCAGGTCTTCTTCACGCACTACCTCCCTCGTCCGGTCTGTGACCGCACCACCAACACCGTCGTCGTCAACCTTCACAACACATCTGGGTTTTCCAAATTCCCGCATCAACTCTTTTGCCATGGATATCACTCGACCAGTGGTAATCATGGTATCCTGCCCTTGGTAAACATCTAGGCGCACTTGCTTCACTCCCACCCGGGCCGCCAGGACCGTTTCATCATCGCCGAACCGGGCCACGTCAACGCCGATTTCCAGCGGCCCGTCCGGGTCTACCTCGCGCATGGTGGCCGCCTCGACCAGTTCAAGCGGAATGAAGGTATCTGGCTCGGCCTTGGGGAATTCCCCATCAGCCCGGACCCTGACTATATCACTGTTCTCTCCGTACTTTTTGACCAAGCGTTCTCGGTAACCCGGGTCAACCCTCTTGCTGTCTGAACATGCTACTTTTCTGACCCAATATAGTGAACGGTTCTTGAAAAAAGCATCGTGAAACTCACCGGAATTCTTTGTTGGGTTCCCGCAGATAAGGAGCTTTGCATCCGCCGTGGTCAGGGCGCCTTCGATAGTCTCAAAGATGCTATCGGCCACGCCCGAAGCCTCGTCCACAATAAAAAGCAGGTGCTCCTCGTGGAACCCTGACATATTCTCTGGTTTATTCGCTGTCCTGGCCGTTGCAAACCATCGTTCCGGATGCTGCCGCTGTACAATTTTCGTCCTTTGCCACTCGAAGTAGGGTTTTAGCACCGGCGCTTTTTCCAGCCATTTAGCAGCCTCTGCCCAGAGTATATCGTGCAGCTGCTGTCTGGTTGGGGCGGTGCATGGCACTTTGGGAAACGGCCGCGTGAAGAGAAACCATAATAGTGCCCAGGCTTCGAGGGTAGTTTTTCCTACACCATGGCCGGAACGAACCGCCACCCGGAGGTGGTCGGCTAGGGCTTGGAGGGTTTCTGCCTGCCAGTCATCAGGTTCGGCATGAAGTGCCTGTCTTACAAAGAGCACCGGCTTGCGGATATATTGCACCATTCCCCTTATCAGAGCGGGGTCAATCTTCTTCGATGCTTTCACCTCTTACCACGTCCCAGGCCTTTTTAAGAATATCAGCCAGGTCTTGCAAGCCATTTTCAGCCGGGTCCTCTCCAAGCAGGGCCTGTTTTTGCTTCAGCTGCTGGCGCACTTCACTGGCGGTTGAGGCTAAGAGATCTACCAGGGCCTTGGGTATCTTTTTTCTGGTTTTAACCAGTTCGTCAAGCCACGCCTGGGCTGCCTGGTGCAGCTCGTAGTTACCCCGGGCAATGGCATCAAGCATTTCGATATCAGAAAGCCGCTTTTTAACTACTTGCTGCATTTGCTGCTGGCTCTTCTGGTACTGCTCCCGGGCCTCTGCCTTCACGTCAAAGTGTTCCTCGCAATGGCGTCTTATGGCCACATGGCTTACCTTCACGCCTAATTCCTTCAAACGCCTTTCAGCTTCTCGATAACTAACGCCTTCTTCTTTAACCCATTTTTCCACTTCCGTTCTGTGGCCCGAGTTACAGACCTTGCACCGGGCCGAGTAACCAGCTGGCATTCGGGCCACCTCCTGTTAATGTTACGGTTGTTAACGTTACGGTTGTTAACGTAACACTCCAAAAACAATTAAAGTGCTTCTTGGGAATACGGCATAAGCCTTGCTCGAGCTTCAACTACAGCTTTAGCTGCATCTTTTATAATCGTCATAGCAACCAAAATTCTTTTTCTCACCATTTATTCTGACTTGAGCACGCCATTTTTGTGTTTTATTACACCAATAAACCCCTCTAATGCCGCTGCGACTATTGCGCTATGCTCCTTTGCGATTTTGGTGATTTTCTGCACGAGTAACAATTCTAAGATTTGACGATCTATTATCTAATGTATCATGGTTACGATGGTCAACATCATAACCTTTTGGAGCTCCAGTAATAACTCTGTGAAGCAAAACAAGCGTATAAGACCCGTCGTTACGTCTGATATTCATTGCTGCATAAAACCCCGATCTTCCTTTATTTCCTTTTGATGCGAACCAGGCACCGCCAAACTTTTGCACTTTTGGTAAATCTGCAGTATCTATCAATGTCTCCAAAACTGTACCGTCTTTTCGGCGTAAAAAAATCGCGGTTTCTTTACCGCGAATTTCGTAATCATTTTTCATTTTAAACTACACCTCTTTCAAGCATCAAAAAAGAGCCCAGAGGCTCTTAATTAATTTTTCTTTTCCAGATCTCTCTCAAACATTGCCTTTAGTTTTACCATTTTGTCAAGCATTTTAAGCAACCGCAGTTCTTCAGCCACAGTGCCAGTCACTATACCGAGAGAATACTGGTACAATGCAAATTCCAGCCGTTTTCGGTATGTCCGCTTCCATTTCTTGAATAGCTTCCGCATTTCTTTTACGTTGTCCATAAATACCCACCATAAATTAAAGCACCCCTCCCGGAGTGCCTTCTTTGCTTGGTACCATATTACCACACTTTCCTCCAAAAAAGTGTATACAATTTTTCACCTACACCACCCTAAGAGCTCCCAAGCCGAACAACCTTACAGCAAATTTCCTTAATGCCTTAGCCCTGATTTCATAAACGCTCTTCCGTGTTTGGTAGCCAATCTCCAATGCTATTTCTTCTTTCGGCACTTTTTCGATATACCATTTTCGTAATACTTCTCCATATAACTCACACCCTGGATCCTGGCTTATTTCCTCCAAAATCTTTTCCACTTCCGCCAGCGCTTTTTCCGTCTCAGCGATATTTTCGGTCAACACTTTTATCTTGTAAAGATCATTGATAGCTTCATCATGAGCGCTCGCCCTAACCCCAGTCAAATCAAACTTAGCTACTAAATCCCTACTCGGGCAGGACTTGGCTATCAGTCTCGTCCTCTCCATCCTCATGTGCCCCATGCTCCGGTATAGCTCGGTGTAGTAGTATAGATATTTCTCAGCTTCCTTGACATAGTTCACCTTGCCACCCCCTGAAGTGTTGTAGTACAATGGCTATAGGACCAGCCCCTCAAGGGGCGCCCCGCCGGGAGGCGGGGTTTGTTTTTATGTGCGGCATCTTTTTTCAATTTCTTCCATTTTCTCTGCAACTTTTTTATAACCGTCAAATAATCCAACTTTATAATAGTCACCTTTTCTCTTGAAATACTCGCGCATCTCATTATCCTCAGTAAACCACCGCCTTAATTCTTCCCAGGCTTTTTGATAATCCATAAACAACGCTCCTTTGTTTTATAGTATAAATTCCTATAAAACTACCTCCTGACTCTCCCCCGGCAAAATCCCCGCTCTACCAGGTTTCGGCGGCTCGCGCATCAGCCTGTTCCACTCGCAAAAGCTCAGGTCAAGTATTCTGCTTCTCTGCACCATGCCCTTTAACTCAAAAATAACCACCGGCTGGTAATATTCCAGGTACTCATAAACCGTAATCATTTTTACCCACACTTCCTCTTTGCTTCCAGGATCTCAGCTGTATAGTTTCTTTGGAATGCGACGCTATTACGTCTTTTTATTGGCAGAACTATCCCTCCAAAAACTCCACAAGTCGTTATGAATTTTGTCTAGTTTATCTAGCACATAACGGTAATATCTAAACTCTTCTTGTTCCGCTACTAATCGCATAGTAATCGCTTCAAGTAAACTAATGTATTTATCCTCATCAACCTTGTCGCGAAGTTTAGTGCAACCCCTAGTGTATTCGTGGCACAAAGTAGATAAATAACTGTTATCTTCTAAGTGCCAAAACTCCACCAACCCCACACCTTTGGGCAATTCATTTTTACTAATTACACCTTTAGGTGCCGCAAATGCGAAATGGGTACAGTAAGGAAGATATGACTGCCATTTTTTATCCGAAGTAAAATCCCTTCTGCAAGATTTAACTTCAAAAATTCTTATTTCACCTTTATTCCTGTTAATGCCCAACACATCAAATCTGATTGTATCTCTATAAGGACTAAGTTCCTTTACTTTAACTGCGTAATTTTGCATCAGACTATCAAGAATATAGTTTATCATTTCATCAACTGTTGGAATTTTACTGAGTAATAATGACTCGTTTGCATTCAATTTCACCACATCCCCAATGTCGCATAAAATTCAAATTGCGCTATAGACTTAATACCCTTCTCTTTGCCTCCAGTGTCTCAGCTATTGTCTTTCTTAGCAATAAAACGCGTATAACATTCTTCGCAACCGATGTCATTAACGATAGAACATTGGATATATCCGTCCTGATATTTCACAATCACGGCTTCCATGCAGTCCATAACCTTTGTTTGGGAGTCATCGATCTTGACAAAATTCTTGCATGCATAAGCTTGGTTCATCCACCCGCCAGTACATTCTTGCTCTTTGCATTTTCCGTCGCAACGGCATGACCACCAGAATAGACATTTTCGGCAAATGCAGCCTGGAGGCTCTTCACACCATAGAGACATAAGTTTACCTCCTCACTTCTTTCAAGACACAACCCTCTCTCCCTCGCTCAATATGGTTACCAGGCTCCACCCGCCCCAGGACTCAGGAACGAACACCCCGTAGAGTTTCTGCCCAAAGGGCGCTACCACCGCTCCATTCTCCGCTTCCATCCCGCTCCCCAGGGCGCCCATCAGGTGGCGCCGGGCCTTCGCCGAGGTAAGTTGTCCGTCTCCGCCCCGCTCCTGGTATCTCTCCCGGGCATGCCTCGTCACCCGGACCCTACAGGGTCGATACCGCTTTGGCATACTACCATCCCCTTCATCCCCTTCTTAATCCGTCCCTTCTCTGCCTTTTTCGTATGGTTCCTCGTCAGCGTCTCGCCGCCAGCCGGAGCCTCCGTACCATTAGATAGTGATGGGTGCTCCCCGTATAAAACCATGCCCACGTATGATACAGTCGCAGAAGAAATAGCATTATCGCTTCTTCCTTTCGTATGGTTCCTCTTCAGCATCAAGGTACCATCCCATTCTTAATCTGTTCCCTCTTTCCGGTACACGCTGTCAATCTTGTGCCCAGTATGCTTCCCTCTCCCCGATCCGTATCCAAACCCTATAAGAAACGCCGCACCAATCAGCACCACCACCAGGATCCACACCACCGGTATCACCTCCTCAACCCATGGCCACCGCTGACAATCGGTCTATAGACAGCTTCCGCCTTGCTAATTCTCACTTCAACCCCGGGCGCATCTCCGTACCGTTTTCTTAAAACTTTATCAACAATCCGGCTGTCATTGGTGTAAATTAACCCCTCAAGCGCATCAGTCACACTCTTACAAAGGTTGTCCAAATCAGGCTTAGTTTCCGGGAATATCCGTTTCTTGGGTACTGACTTAGGTTTTGGCAGGATAAAAGTTGCTTCAAAAATTAATGCCTCATCCCATAGCGGCTCCTGCCGGTGCTCCAGAGCCTGAAGCCTAATACTGTCTTCCCAATCCTCAGTTTTCTTCGGCGTATAAGACACTGTTTTGCCGTTTCTTAACTTGACCGTCCTGGCCCTAGCTTTTGGCTTTGGCAGGCCATAGACTGTGAATTTGATTGCATTCCCATTATTTATGGTCATAGTAACCCCTCTCCCGATTTTTAGCCTCGACTTTATCTCTAAACTCCTCCACATCCTTTTCAAACAAAGGACCGTAATCAACTATCATCCGTAGCATTGTTTCAGCTGAATGAATAACGTCAAATCTTGGCCATAATATAAAGCCCCCTCCTTCAAGAATTAACTTTCCTTGATCCCAATAAGAATGCCCTTCTCCTGATCCCACATCCCTTTAAGTTTTACTGGGAGCTTCCAGCCCATCTTTCTTAGTTCCTCACTCAAAGCACTGCAGGCAATTAACAGGGAAGCATAACCCCTATATTGCCGAACCCGCCAGTCATTTTTATCAGTCGATGGGCGAATGGCTATGGCATTAGGCAAAACCCCAATCTTGACATGATAATAACCGTCCCCACACTTTTCAGCCAAACTCGCAAACTGCCATCCCAAAGGAGAAAAGATACGAATATCCCTTTTGTTAATTGTGATAGCAGTTTCAGACTGCGGCCCCTGCATATTGGGATACCACTTAAACTCTTCCGGATCACATATTACCTGCCCATTTTTAATCTCAATTCCCACAGGTCTAACCTCCCCTCAGTTCCGGTATATGCCGGCGAACTTTTCTTTTCGCTTTTTGGTAATCTCATCTGGTTCCCCTCTGCCTGCGCCTTGCCCGATAGCCTTTTTCTTTGCCTCATACTCCTGATCAAGAAGGCGCACTTCACCCAGGGACTTCACACCGCGACTACGCCAGTTTTTAAGTATACCGTCCACGTATGCCACAGTCGCCTTGCCCTGAAGCTTTGCCCTTTTGATGGCATCAACTACTACCTCCTGATCCATACCTAACTGGATATAGTCAAGTAGCTTTTCTGCCTCATAGGGAGATATAGGCCGTCCGAATTCCTGCTCCAGGACCAGAACAATATTTTCAGCATTGGCCGCGGGCCCATCATCATCATCATCATCATCTTTTTGTTTAGTTTTGTTTAGTTTATTTAATGTGCTACTACTGTGTCCGCTTTGTGTATCAGTTTGTGTCCGCTTTGTGTCTACTACTGTGTCTACTGGTGTGTCTACTACTGTGCCTACTATGTTACACACAGACTTAATTTTGTATTTGCCAGCCTTATTGCCGCGTCCCTTGGTGTATTCAATTAGCCCTCTCTGGATTAAAAGCCCTCGGGCCCTGTCCAGGCCCTGCCGACTTAATCCTGTGAGTGATTCAAGCATCTTATTGGCTACCGTAAATTCGCAGCTCCAAGCAGTCTTATTGTTTATGTGCATCAACGCATGCCATAAAGCAATTACACCGGGAGGTAGCGGATTTACTTCGAGCCAATCATAGAACGCTCGAATCTCGCGTATGTAGTTCATATTCACACCCACTTTTTTGCCTTTTAAGTTATCCCAGGCTAATCGGTGTTTCATCCCACGTCCGCCCGTCCAGCAGGCGGCCAGCTTTCTTTTTGCCCACCTTTTTCATTACTTGGCCGCCAGAACCTGATTTCATGATTACTTCATCGTCTGCAAGCCTTCTCAACTCAAATTGAGGACCTGTTGTATATGCTAGTGCCCATTCTCCCCACTGTTTAAAGAAGAACGGCACTTTTACCGTTTGACATTGTTTCTGCAGGTCTCGCACCCAATTCGGGTGCACCGGCCTTGCGTCGGGACCACTTTCGCCACCGACAATGACCCAATCGATCTCCCGCAGTCCATCGAGATGATGGTGACGACCGAAGCGACGATGCATTTCGTCCGAGTCCACCCAGTGCGCCCATCGGAAGCTAACCGGCTCCAGCAGCGGCTCACACGAAACAAATCTCACTGCCGCTGGTATCTGCAACAGTATCGGTATCCGCTCGTCTGCCGTCTCTTGGTTTTCTGCTGTAACGCCAAACCAGACGTTAGGCAAGGGCCACGGTGATTTCTCGTCATTGACGCCACTGCTAGTCTGTAGCCAAACATCGTTCGCAACTGTAGGGCTAGTCAATACTTCTTTCATTCGTTGTGGGCGTTTTGTAAGCACTATAAAAGTATGCCAATATGCTTCTGCCATAATGGAAAAGGTGTCTACTATATACATTTCTGGTATGTCCTCATGAAACAGATCCCCCATGCTACAAACAAACACTCTCTTCGGCTTTCTCCATTTCAATGGCTCGTCCAATCTATCAGGGTGCAACGTCACCTTGAAAGGATTATCTTCAGGGTACCCGCACCGCCCCGCCAGGCGTTTAGCGAAACGGGCGGCATAACATCGTTCGCATCCTGCTGATATAGGAGAGCATCCCGTGGTAGGATTCCATGTTGTATCACACCATTCTATTGAAGTCTGGTTTGCCATTGTCTATTATCACCTCTCATATTGTGGCCAGAAATATATCTACGTGGACGACCATTGTCGTCATATTTATAAAATTTACCGCCACACCCACATGCACATTCAATAATTGGATTAGGTTCACCTGGTAATCTCCGGTTACTAACCTTCTTTCGATGTCTTAATCGGTGATGAGCTATACTGTGCTCTATTCTTAAATTATCTGGAGAATTGTTTTGTTTATTGCCATCCAAGTGGTGTATTACTTCTCCTTGCCGAAGCGGACGACCTAGAATTTGCTCTGCCACAAGCCGATGCTCGTATACATACCCGCGGACATCGGCGAGTGGATGTTCTGGCGCTTTAACAAGAATATAGCCGTTGGAAGCAACCGTTCGACCACCTTTCCAGTTGGGATTCTTTTCCGCTGGCTGACCTTTGCGAGGGCGTTTCCTTATCTCTGGGGTCAACAGGTTGTGCCCTGGTAAGTAACGTCGCATTCTTCCCCTACTACCTACAGGAGGAATCATTTCCCCGCAACCGCACGCGCATGGTATCAAATCGTTATCAGTCCACTCAATCTTTGTCTGACTCATTCAAACACCCTCACTTTCAAACAACGAATAACTTGCCCTTTCCACTGCTACTGGGTTAAGCCAGAGGACCTCTTCCCGTTCCTTGCCTTTTTCAGCTCGAACTATGGTCGTTTTCCTTTGCCAATGCTTAAGTCGTTCATCATAGACCTCATTTGCATAGCAACTTAAAATAACGGGTCCTGGATGTTTATCTAATACTTCTAACAGTTCCATGTGTTCACTATCTGTCATTTCAGAGGCATATAGCTTGCCGGACCTGGTTGACAAAGGATAAGGTGGATCGGCGTATATTAAACAATCCTTGTAATGATGTGCTTGTATCAAATCAATGGCATTTTTATTCTCAATTTGCACGCTTTTTAATCTTGTCACTACAGCCAATATTCGTTTCGGCAACTCTTTCCACGTATGATAGGTGCTTGCCCGCATTGTACCTTTTGCCTCATGCCTCCATCCTGGCACTCCGCAAAGTTTAGCACCGTATGCTTGCCAACACCTTACTAAAAACCTTCGCGCATCCTCCAGCGGGTCGCCTGTCCTCTCATAGCTAGCGTAATACTCATCCCGTGCCCATGGTGTCATCTCAATCAGTGCCGCCAGTCTTTCCGGCTGTTCGCGGATTACGCGAAAAAGATTCACAACCTGGCCGTCAATATCGTTGATGGTCTCCACCTTCGACGGCGGCTTGTTGAAGAATACCGCGCCCGACCCGAAAAACGGTTCAAGGTATGTGGTATGTCTCGGCATGTAGCTGATTATCCAGTCTGCCAATCTCCATTTACTCCCCGGGTATTTGAGTACCGGTGCTGGCTTCATTCAATCACCACCACTCTAACGTTCCTTCGCCCAAACTCCATGGCCCGGGCCAGGTCTCGTATAAAAATATCCACTCTTTTCCCTTTAATAGCGCCTCCAATATCCTCTGCGCTGGCTCTATAGCGAAGTACTCGCAATCTTTACAAGTCATCCCATATAGTCACCATAACCGTATTCAGGTGGCGGACACTCGACAACTTCCACAATATCGCCCTTTTTAAATGGCATAAAACCAAACGCTCCTTTCTTGATTGCCCCGGCCCTGCGAGAGCGCCACCAACACGCCGGGGCAGGAAAACTAAGTAATATATACCATCTTGCCAGTTAGCTCCTGAATCTCTCGCTTAAACCTTGAAGCATCGCTGTTGTTGTCGCTCAGGTGTAATAACCAGATCTCCTGCAACCTACTTAAATCATTTGCCTTGAAAAATTCCTTCACATTTTCCAGACTGAAGTGTGATTTGAGCAACCTGTTTTTCAGCGTAACCGGAACTGTCCCTGCATCAACGTTAGCCTTTAGGATGTCGGCGGCGTAGTTACATTCCAGCATAACGTGTGATAAACCTCGGAACTTATACCGGACATAATAGGTGTCTGTGGCATACAATAGCTTGTCCCCTGCCTGGTTAGCCATCAGGAACCCCAGTGGCTCAGCTGCATCATGCTCAGTTTTAAAAGGTAGTATGGTCCATGTGCCGATATTAAACTGCCTACCTGCAATAACAGGGTTATACCTGTGGCCGGTCATAATGCCTATTGATACTGCAGTGCCTACAGACATATAGCAATCTATCCCCGCCCGAGTTATGTCAGCTACGGCCTTGCTATGATCTTTGTGCTCATGGGTGACCAGGCACCCGGCAATCTCCGAAACCCGAAAATTAAGGCCGCGCTGTATGTCCTTGTATGGAATTCCGCACTCCAGGAGGAGCGGGGTGCTACCGTCTGTCACCCGGTAGCAGTTCCCCTTACTCCCAGAGGCTAATGCCGTTATCTCGATCATCAGAACCCCGGCCCCTCAGTGCCGGTCGGTTGCTTTTCCTTCTCCGAATCTTCGCTTGCAGTTGCCTCAATATCAATCGTTTCCTGGTTTGCATTTTGGTCGATTTCATCCTGGGCCTGTGCTTCCGGAGTCCGTTCATCTATGGAATCAGCGGTAAAGGCACTCATCATTTCAACCGACATTACCCCGTACTTGCTAAGCAAATTCCGCAGCATTGTCTTTAGGGCCATTTCATCGAAGTTTGACTTCCAGGCTGAATTACTGCTGTTGTATGATTTGCTGTACCGCTTAGCGTGGTCGGTGACTTTTTGCTTCGACCAATAAATCGACTTTTTGAACCCATTTACGGTCTCGATATAGGCAAAGTATCCGATAACCTTATCGCTTGTCGGTTCGCCGGAAAGGTCAATCTCGCCGGTGATCTTGTCATGGCCCTTAAGTTCACCCTCATAAACGACGTCGGCGTTAATATACCGGTACTGCCCGGTTCTCATGGCCAGCTGAATATACCCTTTGTAACCGATCTGCATTTGGGGCTCTTGCCCTCCCTGTTTGTTTCGGTACGGCACAATGTAAGCAAAGCCCAAGTTTTTATTGATGGGCAGCTTCAGTGTGGCCGCTTTTAGGGCTTCCATGATTACCGCTTGGGGTGAGCATTTTTGCAGATATGTGTCGTTTGCATAAATATCAATTAACGAAGCTATAAAAAGCGGAGCGCCTTTATCCAGTGCATTCCTGAATTGCTCCTGGACACTGTCAGCATTGACAACATTTTTAAACTTTTGAACCGCTACTATGTTTGACATACTTAAACGACCTCCTTAAATAGACTTGGTTCTTCGCTTTCGACTTCCACTCTCAGCTTCTTGTCCGGTTCGCTTACGATCAGGCTGATTACCTGGCCACTGGTCTCGATTAGCTTAGTGACGGCCTCACGGTTATCAATAAAGATCGGAGCCACAAAGCCGTAGTGCTCGGACAGGGTATTAATGATGTCGAGGCCGACGTTAATTTGTGCCCCATGGTTAAGGCTTGAATAGGGTACGCCATTGAAAGTTGTTTCCGCTGTTTCGACCACGGCCCCGTTTACTTGGATGTCGAACAACTTGAACCTGGCCAGCTTAAAACGGCTGTTGATTTTCTCTTCCAGAAGATTGACCTTGGTCCGGATGAACTGCTCGGTTAAGTACAGCTCCTGTTCCAGCCTTTCGTATTCCTTGGCCAGCTGCTTTTCCTGGGCTTTCAGTTCCTCGATCCGCGCCTGACCACGTTCACACTGCTTGATCTTGGATATCTGATCCTCCACCTGTGCCAGCTGCTCCCAGATCTCTGTTAGTTCAAGCTGCACGGCTCTGATTGCTTCCTGGTTGCCTTCTTTGAGCTCAGCAATGGCAGCTTCTAGCTTCTCCTTCTCGGCCAGCTTCTGCTTGTACTCGGGACTGTCAGCAGGATCCATTAGCCTTTCCTGCAGCTGGGTTATTTCGGTCTCAATTTTTCCTGCCTCAGTCTCTTTGGCTTCCAGTTCGCTCTTTAGTAAGCAAGCCTGCCGGTGCAGTTCCTTGTTTTCGCCTATCAACCTTTCGGCCTCAGCAGCAGCTGCCTTGCCTTCAATAGTTATCTTTTCAAGCTGTTGGGCTTTATCCCGGTTGAAGTTAGCGAGGGCCTTTTCACGTGCTTCAGCCAGTTTCTCTGCTGGCAATACTTGACCGCAGGTAGGACAGGTATCATCCTGTTCAAATGCAAATTCCTGATCATAAACCTGGTGCCACTTTCCCCTGAGCCCGGTCTTTTTTTGATCCAATGCAACAACCCGCTGGGCATTCGACTTCATGTCCTGCTCCTTATTCCGGATGTCGCGCTGCAGGTCAGAAATGGTGTTTTTCACTTCGTTGAGCTGGCTTCGCTTCTGGCTAACCAAGTCATTGGTATGGGCGTTGAGATTGTTCTTAATCTGCAGAAGCGCCGCCTCAATCTCCCGTAGCTGCTTCTGCTTCTCAGCAATCTCCCCGCCGTTTTGAATGCGAATAAGTTCCTGGTCCTTGGCTTGCTTTTTGGTTTTCAGGTCCTGGAGCTCTTCCTCAAGCCTATTTAGGTTCAAGCCGGTTACATCCGGAAGGCTGAGCTGGGCCTCATCAATCCGAACCGGAATTTTCTCCAGTTCCTTGTTTATCTCTGCCCTCTTAGCGGCAATGACCTTGCGGTGATCCTCAAGCTTCCGGCCCTGGAGGATTTCCGGTAGTCGGGCCAAGGCCTTATCGCTGGCAATGACTTCCTCGTCGGATACGTCTCCGCATACCTCGAGGAGGATCCGACGTCTTTCCTGCCAGTGAAGCTGTTCATTGAAGTATGCAGGATTGGTCAATAGTTTGAATATGTTTTCATCGGCTATCTCTGCTATTTTGGCCGTATATCCGGTCTTCTTCACCGGCACGCCGTCAATATAGTAGTCGGTAGTATGGCCGGTAAATGTGGCCTTTGCGCTCCCGCGCTTTTTGGTCCACTTTTCGGCGTAGACCTTTCGCAGGGTCAATTGCTTGCCATCAATTTCAAAAACTCCCTCAACCTCATGGTCGAGGCCATGGAGTACATGGCCATTTTGGTCCAGGGTTTTTATCTCAAAATCCTTTTTATTCTGGCTGTCCTTGTCGAACAAGAGCCAGATGAAGGCGTCGAACAGTGTTGTCTTGCCGGTGGCATTGTCACCATATATATCCACGTTGCCCCCCTGGGTTACCCTTAAAGTTTTTGAGGTTTAGCTTTAGTAGTCTCATAATTTACCTCCTCCAAAAGTTTGATTAGAGCGGGCATATTCTTCCCCTACCGCTGCATGTGACTCAAATCAATCTGTAAACGGTTCTTTTTTGTAATATCTGTATTTGTTCTCACCGATTTTGGAAAACTCATAATACCCGTGAAAGTAGCTGTTTGCATCTTTTGGGTCCCATTGTGCTATTGTTTGATTGCACGGCCTTAATACTTTTGTGCAGAAGTTTTTAACAAGAAACTCTGAACAATTTTCTACGGTTATTTCGTACTCATACTCACTGTCAGCATAAGCTCTTGGTTGGCCGAATTTTAATGTTTTTACCTTTATTGATAGTTCATTCATCTTCTGTTCTCCCTTCTGTCGAGTTGTTATCAGGGCGGCGCCGGATTTGAACCGGCTTTCTTCGCTTTCCCGCATATAGGCGGTATAGCCGATACTGCTTCCAGAGCGACCCTCGGCCTTCGCAGGGCCGCGTGTCCCACCACGCCGACCGCCCCAAAATTCTCACAGCCCAAACGTATTGCCGATCATCCTGCACTGGTGCAGCAGCCATATTCCAATTAATCCAAGTCCCGCGATAAAAGCGAGAATCGCAAGCAGGTTCAAATAAACTTCAGCTGTCTTGGCATACAAGAGCCATTCTCCGGCTTTGATCAGCCTCTTCATGCCCCACCCCTCCCCTGCCACTGGTTAGGTGCCATGGTGTCGTATATGGTGCCGCATTCCAGGCAGCCAACTGTGATGCAATCTTTATCCGCATTCAGGTTTTCTTTTCTGGTCACAATGTACTTTGCATGGCCGTCCGGCATGCAACCGCAGCCGGGGCACTTGCTGTGCAGGCCTTTACCCTCAACTAACATAAAGTCAAAGCCGTAATCATTGGCAATTTTGACTGTATAGCTGTTGACAACAATCTTTTTGATTTTCAGTTTCTTCATGATCCAAATAATCTGCCTCTCGGCATCAACCCGGCTACATTTTCCATGGGCAAAGTTCTGCAGGATCCTGTGGATCAGCTGCCGGTCATCAGGTGTGGGAAACTGATATACTTTAGCCATTCGGCTTGCCTCCTCAAACTCGAAATGGTATACTATGCGTAGGATAATTTAACTTTGGGCCGACTTGGTTGCGGCTCTTTTTCTTTTTGCGTAAATAACAGCGCCATCCCGGCTCCGACTAGTTCCTTTACCTCTTTTTCAACTTTTTGCCAGCTTTCTTTTTCTTCGTAGCCAATAACGCCGTCACAGGCAACTTCTACCATTTCCCCGCTAATCTTTTCCGCATCGACCATCTCTTTCTGAAAACGGAGTACCGTAATTGGAAGATTGCTAAAATCAATCTTTGGCAGGTATCGTCGGCCTAATGAACTTGTGCTTTGAAAGTACAAGTATGCCAGCCATTCCGCGCCATAAACCTCGCACATCTTTTCCACCGTTTCAGGCGGCGGCTTCAGTTCTCCAATTTCGTATGCTGCCAAAGTTCTTGTGCTGATGCATATTAGCGGTGCCGCTTCTTCCTGGGTCATACCTGCAAGGTCTCTGGCTTTTCTGTAGATGTCTCCGCAGTAACGTTTCATGGTCAACACCCCCTTCCTGTGGTTTAATGTAGCTAACAAGGTCATTCCTTCGGCCTTGAGATGTCAGCCCCACAGTACGGACACTCCCAATCTCCCCGACCATCGGCGCTGTAAACTTTCCCTCCACACTCAGGGCATATCCGCTTTTCCAATTCTTCACCCCTTTCGCCCCCGGCAACTCCCCGCTGGGGGCAGCTACTCTCATCTTTCCAAACAACCTTCACCGGCGCATCCGTCATCTCTCGTCGCCGGGCTGCTGCCTTAACCGCTACGTCATAATGCTCGTAGCAGTATGGCAAAATGTTTGAGCCCACTTTAATTGCGTACATATAGTTCACCCCCTTCTCTCCCAGATCTCAATAGTTCCTGACCGTACCTCATCCAACATCACCGCAATTATTTGCTTTCCGAAGTAGCTTTCTTATCGCCGCTGTTTCTATCCTCAGTGTTAATACGCCGCCGCTCCCTACGCATGGCGACTTCTCGGCTTCTGCTAATTCTACTTCTTTGCGTTGAAGCATTTTTTTCAAAATTTCGGGTTTGTAGTTTTCAAAATCTTTCATGGCAGTTTGGACTAAAGAACCGTCCATCTATCTCCCCTCCTCTCTCCCCCGGGCCTCGGTCCTCCCTACTTGGCAATGTCCAGCTCGGCTCTGCCCCCCTTAATCTTGGCCACAACATTAACACCAATCCAGTCCTTGCCCACGATAAACCAAGCGCCGTATGCGTTTAAGATCTCACTCGCTTCCTGCACGGCCTTTTCAGTGCCGCTAAACTCAAGGCTTAGGATATCGCTGTCTATATAAAAATTCTTGTCCTCAAACAGCTTGTCTAACATCGCCAGGATTTCGCAGCCATACTTGCTGTTGATCTCCTCGTAGAACCTGTCCTCCCGGCAATGTTGACACCGGCAATTCTCGGGATGCGGTTTATACTCCGCCAGTGGTACTGATTGCACTTCTCTCACCACCTTTCAGACTATTTTCTGCTACCGGCGGCTTATTCCGCCGCCTGGTCCATGGCCTGGTCGATAATGGTGTATGCTTTCTGCCAGCATGGTCCGTCTGGCCCTTTGCCTTCAACCGCTTCAATCGCATCGCGGAGGCCTATCATGCGGCCAAACGCAATGCAGCCGTTGTTGTTGACATATTCCTCAGATACTTCTCGGAGTCGAGATAGCAGTGATTCCAGAAACATTTTCTTGTCCACCAGTCCTTACCTCCTCATTCGATACAATCGGGATATGCTTGCCATTTGAGCGCCAAATCCTCTTATCAAATCTTCCGTCACATCTCTCACCTGATATTTAGTTCCAGCCGCTACTAAGTCTCGCTTTTCTTTGAGTTCCCGGTATTTTGCATGGTTTTCAAATCCATTAGCTTTCATTTTGGCTAGTGCATGATCTATGCGGCCTAGCAGCTCCTGTCTTGTTTCCATGCTCCTTACTTCCTCCCCCTTTCTATCCCTCTGTTCTCATGTTCCAGTTAAGACGCTTGCCCTTTGAGGTAGTCGTAAAACTTTGCTGCATTGATGTAGTAGGCCCAGCGCCGCTCCATTTTGACCGCTACGCCGAATGGAAAGCGCTGTTGTCTCAAACCCATGCGCAGGAACTGCGGTGTTACTCCCATAATGGCGGCGGCTTCTTTTATGGTGAGTTTGTTGCTGGTGGTAAGCATAGGGCTGGCCTCCTCTCTATTGGTTGACAGCGGGGGGTTGGGGGTGGTCTATTGGTTCACAGCAGAAGGTTGTTCAGTTTTTACGTAACTATTGGGCAAAAAAATATTTATATCTTTTATATTCAATGCTTGGGCTATTTTTATTAAAGTTTTTAACGAAGGTTCTGTCCTGCCTTTTTCAATATCAGACAAATAACTATTAGATATCTCTGCCATTCTTGCTAAATCAATTTGCTTTATATTCTTTTGTAACCGAATTTCTTTAATTTTTGTTCCAATTTTCAACTTGATCACCTCCACTATGCAATTTTAATTTTACGTATAAATCGAACATTATTCAAATGTCAAAAAAGCCAATTTAAGACCTTTATCATGGTATTTACGTATAAATCGAACATTATTCTTTCAATACCTTAGTTTTACGTATATCTCGTAATTTACTTTTCTGTAATAACGTATTATAATAAATTTAGGTTCGTTATTTACGAAGGAAAGAAGGATAATAAGCTTATGGCTGTTGGGGAACGCATAAAAGCATTTAGGCTAAAGAAAAAATTTACCTTAAGAGATCTCTCTGAAAAAGTTGATATATCAATTTCGTTTTTGAGTGATATAGAAAATGGACGGAGTAACCCCTCCCTGGAAAGATTAAAAGGTATTGCGGCAGCATTAGACATACCAGTAAGCGTTTTATTGGGTGAAGAAAAATTAAATGAAACATCTTCCCCCACCCTGGACGAGGAACTAAACGCCATCATGCGGGATCTCGGGCCGGATATAACCCTGCAATTCTATGACCTCAAGGGTATGACGGATGAGGAGAAGGAGAACCTGAAGATTTTTTTGCAGGGGTTGAAGGCAAGGAGAGAGCAAAAGAGGAAGGGTTGATTTGCAATGAAAGAAATAGTAATTGAATTCGGGTACAGTACTTCACCAAATTATGACCATGCCCTCGTTTTAGCCCAAAAGGCGGACAGATATGAAACAAGCGGTGAAGGTAGAAAAATTAGGCATAGAAGTTTCTTTAAACTCAGTAATTTTAGTAACCTTGAAAGGTTATTTGAGATCGCTTCCGGCTGGAAAAGCTTTGCACTTTTTATAGATGAAGAAATGTTAATTAAAAGCGATTTTGGGGGGAATTAAAAGAATATTTGAGTGCTGGAGGGAAGCCAGCCGTTTGCCCTACCCGGAAACACACTGCAGCGCTAGGCCATTCGAGTTTCACCGTTATTCTGATGAAGGTCCAAATGTAATTGAAAAAGAAATATCCAAATGCAGAAAATTAAATACTGTCTATGACTGGAAAAATTATATTTATAAAGCTTCAAACGGCATGTGGAAGTTTGATAAAGAGTATTTCAAGAAAGCTATAAAGAACGAGATTTATTTAAACAAAATTAAATTATGCCCTTTATTCAATGAAGAAGCAGCATTAAAAGCTGTTGATAAATTATCCAATAAATATAATCCAGATTTTGTTTCTGGTGCCAGGCATAGCTCTCGTGGTGCTTTTGGAGGCGTATCTTTAACTGTTGAACCGGAAGAATTAGGTGTTCAAAAGAAAGTAAAAAAGAAAGATTCACATAAGGTCATACCATTTAGGAAGCTGTTTGATTGATTAAAAGAGAGCTTATATAAGGTGATTTTGAGGGCAGGATAGAGAGACTGAAAAAAAAAGAAAAATAGGGGAGGTTAAACTAGAAAGTTTCTATGTATCTCCTCATGGCTGAAAAAGCCAACAGACTTTTAAGTAAATACCAGGTAAAAGAATTCCCCGTTCCGCTGGACGTAATAGAACACATTATCTATAACGAAAGCATCGACATCCAGATCACAAAATACCTCAACCGCGCACTTTTCTGTGACAATGTTATTTATATTGGACAAGCCCTGGAGAACAAACGCCGACGGGAATACTTAGTCCATGAAGCAGGCCACATGTACCACTGCGGTAACACTGCTTTACTGGACCCGATTACTGTTGACAAAAACGAGGGCCAGGCCAAGGCTTTTGCCGCTTATTTCCTTATGCCGATAGGCCTTTTTGAAACATACCTTGCTCGGGGGGAAAACGATTATTCTCTTGCGGAAATCTTCGGAGTTACTCAGAAATTAGTAGAATATAGAAAAGAATTATCAAAATCTCTTATAGAAAGTGGCTACTATAAACAAATGTAATATATTTTTTAAATGAGAAAGTATTTAAGCGGAGCGGAGGTGATTTGGTAGCCATGAGGAACCCGAATGGCTACGGTTAGGCACGGTATACAGGCTCAAAGGCCGCCGCCGCAGGCCCTGGATCGCTAGAGTAACAGTGGGCTGGACGCCGGAGGGCAAGCAAATACGCCAGACGATCGGCTATTTTGAATCCAAGACGGAAGGCATGGACGCTCTGGCGCTGCACAGGGTTAACCCGGTATCACCCAGGACAAATATAACTTTGGGCGAATTGTACAAAGAATGGTCCGAAAGTAAGTATAAGCATATATCCAAATCCACAGAAAACAACTACCGGGCTGCATGGAAATACATTCAGCGCTATGAAAAAGCAAAGTTCAAAGACCTGCGTACCTCCCACTGGCAAACCATAATAGACCAGTGCGCAGAAAATAACTTAAGCCAGTCCACGCTAAAAAAAATAAAAACCGTGGCTGTCATGCTGTACGAGTATGCTATGCAGAATGACATCGTGAACAAGAACTATGCCGAATTTATTACCCTGCCGAAAGAGAGCAGAAAGGAAAGGGAGACCTTCAGCGACATCGACATCCAGACCATGTTTAACTATGCGGACACGGTGAAATGGGTAGACACTATTCTCATTATGATCTATTCCGGCATGCGCATATCTGAAATGCTGGAGCTTACAAAGTTTAACGTAGACCTGGAAAAGGGGATCATAACCGGGGGAGCAAAAACTGAAGCAGGGAAAAACAGGATTATTCCTATACACCCGAAGATTATCCCCTTTATTAAAAAGTGGTATGCCAAAAATGGGGAAACTCTCATCTGCCGAGAAGACGGTAAAAAAATATCAGCTAAATATTACAGGGAAAAGAAGTATTATCCCGCTCTTGAGCAACTGGGAATAAAGAAACTTACACCCCATGCCTGCAGGCATACTTTTGCAAGTTTAATGGCCCGGGCCAAAGTGGACACGCTTCACATTCAAAAAATTATCGGCCACAGCGACTATGCTTTTACTGCAAATAAATATACTCACCTGGAAATCGAAGAGCTTAAAAAAGCCATAAATAAGATATAGAAATTATGGCACAGCTAACATATAGCTAACAAAAGTACCGCAAAATCCTTATATAACAACAAACTTTCTTTGACTCACATTCAAGAGGTCGCTGGTTCGAAACCAGCCGTGCCCACCATAAGAAACGCAAGGAAATCCTCGTAACTACAAAGGTTGCGGGGATTTTACTTTTGGGTAAAAAAATCGTCTAGAATTGTGCTAGTTTGGGGCGGTAGCTAACACACAGCTAACAAATTTGGAGTAGAAAACCGGCCTTCATATTTGGCCTGTAAGGGGTTTAATATGTGGGGGTAAGGTGATTGGACGTATATTTGCTTGATAAGCTAATAAAAATTGCTGTCATACTTGATATAATTCTACTTCCAAGCTAATTTACTTGAGGGTTTAATCCTAAAGTAAAATAAATAAAGCCCCGGCTGCATTAGCCAGGGCCCCTCAATCCCAGCACCTGTACATGTACCATTTTTTCTCCTTCCGGTCATAGTAAATGTCAAACAAGCCGTGATTAACCTGCACCCGGTAAAACACCTTCTCGCTCTCCCCGGCCCACCAGGCGCCGGTCATCACCCAATAGTTAATGATTTTGGAAATCTGATAAACCTCGCGCTTCCAGGTGAAGCGGACCGGAATTTTGCCGCGAACGCTTACTTCAATAGGCTTGTCATATAGCCGGGACAATCAAACCACCCGCCTCCTAAATTCTGGGGGTGGTTTTTATTATAAGGGAACAGGTGTTTGGGTGTCAAGGGAGAGGCTCCTATAAACCATTGTCGAAAATTGTCATATTGTGCCAAAAAGGAGGAATCTCAATCTCAATAGTCGTATATTGGTTTCAGGAAATTTTGAGAATGACAGGAAAGGAGGGAAAGCATTGCCAGCAATAGGAATACGTTCAACCCCTAATGAAATTTTTTATGTAATTGTTGACGGCACAGTAGATAATCCCACCCTTACGGTCCATAGCAAATTGAGACAGCCCTCTGCTTATGAACTCCCCAAGGCTTTATCCTGGTATCGAGAAAAAATACTTGCCATCACTGAGGAGTTTGGTATTCAAGCTTGCGGAATAAGAACTACCGAGCCAATCTCTAGAACAATGGGAGCATCCGCTAGGGAAGGCGCCACAATAAGGGCTCACATTGAAGGAGTTGCAGCTGAAGCGGCAGCTTCGATTGGCTTAAACGTCGTGATCGGACCCCTCGCAACAATAACTGCGTTTTTAGATTCTAAGAATGCAAAAAAATACCTATCCAACGACGAGTTTAGAGGGATAGATCAATGGAGTGACTTAAACACATACTATAAAGAAGCTATTCTTGCGGGAGTGGCTGCTCTCCGGACACTGGAGGAATGAGGAAGGATCATGGAAATCGTTTCAACAATAAAAGCTAAGATCATAAAAGAAATTGGAGTTGGCAAAGGCCAAAATTCCCGAGTTTTTCTTGCCTATGACCCCCAATTAGGTGGTGAAGTGGCCTTAAAAGAAATGCACATTAGTCGTTTTAAGTCGCCGGACCAATATTTCAATGAAGCAAAAGCTCTCTACGCTAATAGAAGTCCTCGGGTTGTACCTGTAAACTACGCTTGTAGAGATGCAGACCATATCAGGATTGTAATGCCATACTATCGCAATGGTTCTCTTCAAGACAAACTTTATCATGGCCCTCTTACAGTACGTAAGATAATCGAATGGGCTGATCAGTTCTTAACTGGGGCACATTATGTTCATGCAAACCATTACATTCATTTTGATATTAAACCAAGTAATATACTTATACAAAATGACGGAAGTGTGGCACTTGCAGATTTTGGTCAATCAATGCCTGTAAATTATCTTGGCGTCGCCGATGTCCCAGCTATCTACTGGGTTCATTACCCGCCTGAAGCCTTTCTCAAAGACAAGGTTACGCTATCAGCAGATATGTACCAAATTGGATTGACCTTGTACAGAATGTGCAATGGAGATCAATATTTTAAAAAACAATTACCAGATTTGCCAGTTATGCCTGACGAGTTCAGAGACGCATTACAAAGACTGGTATTATCAGGGAAATTTCCCAATAGAAATAGCTTTCTCCCACATATACCTTTACGATTGCGAACAATCGTTCGAAAATTACTGAAAATCGATCCATCAGATAGATATGAAACCATTATTGACTTGCAAAACGACTTAGGGCAAGTTGATACGTCACTCGACTGGGAGTATAATGAACTTACAAACGGAGCTATCTGGAGAAAAAAGAACATTACTCATGAATATGAGATAAAACTAGAGCCCATTAGTAATAAATGGATTATTGTTGGGCATACTATTAGACGTTCTGACGGGCTTAGGCGGAGAAAAGGCGACTGGTGCGACGGACCTTTTCCAACGAGGAGGGAAGCAGAAAAACGCCTTGAGAGACTTTTCAGAAGTATGGAGGAATGAAAAGTGAAATCAATAAAATGCCCGTTTTGTGGGCGGAAATTTGTTCGGAACGCCAGAGCCCTGTTAGCAAATAGGTATTGCAAATACTGTATTGACGAAAGAGTTAAAAAAAGCGGAGGCCTTCCTATACCTACACAAGCCAAATTTACCGAAGTTAAACCAGGTTACTTTATATTTAAATGATAAATTAAAAGCCCCCGACCATCCGGCCAGGGGCTTCCTTACCTAAAATTATTTATTATCCCTCGCTCTTACAATCTGTCCCAAAACACCTTTAGCAAATTCCGTAAGTCCGCTAGCTCCACCAGAGATCGCAACACCAGTCAAAACATAATCTGCATATTCACCGTACTGGATCTGCGCCTTCAGCCCCAGCATGTCCAGGATCCCAGCCTTGTATATCACGCATAGCACTATGCCGATCGCCAGCGCAATCAAGCCCGTGTACCGGTCCGTAATGAATGCCTTGAACCGGCCGGTTAGCAGCTGAATAAACATGGCCAAAATGAATGCTGTCAAGAGAACGCCGAATTCACCGTCCACTTACCTCACCCCCTTTCCTTCGTCTTAGACCACTGCAGCAATCCCCATATCGCCAGGACAAAATAAACAAAAAACAGCGCACTCTGCGCCTTGGCTCCTAACCGCCAGTCATAAATCATCCAGAAGGCATTGGTGAACGACCAGATCACAAAGCAACGGCGGTCCTTTTTGACGTTTAGGATTACGCCGATTAACGCTAGAAAGGAAACTGTCCAGCTAATCATGAACCACAATCTCCTTGCTGCCAATCCGCATGACAATTTTCCGGTCGTTGATAATACAGGTCACTGCCTGGCTGGCCGCATCCCAGTCCACCTGGCCGCCAGCAGCTTCAATTAAAACCCGGGCTGGAAGGAATGTGCGGCCATCTTTGATAAATGGGGCCACATCGGAGGTAATGATTTTGCCTTTAGACATGCGCTTATGCACCTCATCCATATCAAAATTATTGCCGGGACAACTCTTGTAGGTAGCATATTTCCAGTGCGGCTCCACGTCCTCAACTTTAATGCCTGGGTACCTGGTCCGGATCTCGTTACACTTCTCTGCCACAAGCTGATAAATTTCCTTCGTGGGCGTGTCCTTGTCAAAGTTTCCGACCACGCACAGGCCGATACTCTTGTAGTTCATCCTCTGCTCTTTCACATGCGCCCCGGGGGTTTTCTCATCGCGCCCGGGAATCCAAAAATACCTATTCGAGACCTGTTCAAGTACCCAATGATACCCAATATCGTTCCATCCCTTGACCTGCGTGTGGTAACGCTTGATGGCATTGAAGTCTTTCAAGATGATATTATCGTCGGTCAGAGAATGGTGGATGATAATTTTTTGAGGATTGTTCACGGTATCAACCTCCAAAGACATAAACCACTCTTTGATCTCCTCTCCCGGCGGATTTACTCGCCGGTAAAACTCATAGCTTCCCACCTGCGCCTCCGGCGGGCCAAACAGAAACCGAAAGTCTTCAGCGAATATCTCCCTGGGCCGGTGGTAATACCCATACTGTTCCTCCCAGGTGATGCCCCGCAACTCCTTATATTTCGTCAGGTCTGGCACATAAAGAAGCTGCACCACATGGCCCAACTCGTGCGTAAACCACGACGGAAGGTATTCGGCAGGCTGGACACCCAAAACTATGTGCGTATGGTAGGACTGGCCATGATAGCTCGCTCCCCAGCCATAGCTTTCTGACCACCTGCGCAACTGGTACGGAAATAGAAAAACCTCCACAGGGAAGCTCTGGACAGGGAACGATATTTTTTCTAGCGTATGTTCTACAAGTCCTACCGATGGAGCGGGGCCGCCTTCGTCAGCCATATAATTAGTTTGGCCTGCATAGTCAAACACGAAACCGCCCTCAAAGGGCTTGACCAAGGTTTTTGTGTGGTCAGGACCATGGATTTTCATACGGTAAACCCCTCATAAATGCGTAATAATAAACACCGCCATACTACCGCAGGCGGTGCTCAAAATCCCTATATTCAAACTTATAACCGGCCCAGGTATGAGGTGAAATGTACTGCTTGCCCTCATCAGCAGAAAAAATACGCATACCTATTTCACCCCCAGGGCCTTTAACCCGGCCCCGATTATGGTGGTTATAATCACACTGACTATTGCCCACAACCATTTGACTTGCGCTTTCAATCCCGCTACGTCCCCCCGTAAGTCTCCTTCTTCCCGCTTCTTTTCCCTGATATCGGTTACCTCATTTCGCAGGTCCCGCACCTGATCTCTCACCTCAAGGAGTAGGTCATAGATTTCCCGGGTACTAATGCAAACCCCGTCACCGTTTCTTTCTTCCACTCCCATCCCCTCTTTTTCCACAAATTTCCACTTTATCCACAAAGTTATTAACAATTTTGGGCCATTCTCCTCATCACCCCAGGTAGGAACCTGGGGCTCGGGAACAGCCCAAACTAAAAACACCCCATATGGTGATTATTCGACATTTTTCGTCAAAGGAAAACAGCTATTGATTAACGAATATTGTATAACTAAACTAAGCAAAAAGGAGGTATAAATATTATGAAACGTTCCTGTCTTGGTGTTTTAACAGGTTTGCTTGTTGGTTTTATCTTGGCTACCACCACCTTTGGCTTTGCCGCCCCTAACCCAATCCGTCTCATCGTCAATGGTAAGGAGGTCCCCTGCGATCCCCCGCCGCAAATGATCGGCGGTAGGGTGTTTGTGCCGGTTAGGTTTGTGGCCGAGGCGTTGGGGGCAAAGGTGGACTGGGATGAAACAAAAAATGCTGTAATTATATCATCTAGTTTAACTATAAACGTCGACAAAGAAACAAAGGCTATCCCTACAACTGAAGGCTCTCCAGGTTATTATCCGGGTCGCCCCATCATAGAAGCTATTACGAAAAAATATCCTAATTTAAAACCTTCCAGTAGTAATTTAAATATAGAACCTAAAAAAGGTGAATACCGATTTCTTATAGAAACGGGCGAATTGTGGATTGATGGCCAGAAATATGTTTTACCTAAAAAAAGTATAAATAACAGAACGTATTTTAGTATCAATCCATTAATTGTTGCAGGTGTATTAAGCTCAGACGATATTCAGTTGCTGCAATAGTTGCAGCTCTTTTTTTGCACTTTCAATATCTAGTGCTAGCTTATCGTAATGGTATTGCATGTGGGCTATCTGGCTTTGTAGCTGTTTGATTTTAACTTTAATATCATCTTCACTAAGTTCTATAGTACTTTCATATTTTATTGAGATATTATTGCCTGCGGTTCGATTAACTCTAACATCACGTTTTTCTTGAACTTCTTTCATTATTAATAATCACCCCCTCCTCTGCTTTGAACAAATAATTGAGAAACAACATTGGCAACAATGCGCCCAAGGTTATCTGGTGTGATAGTAATTTCATGCCAGGTGCCTCGAGTTATTTTACCTTCCGCATCTTTGGCCAGATACGGAACGATATCCACATCAGTTTCGCTGATTCCAAGACCAAGGATCGTGTTTCCGTCCACTTTTACCGTAACCGCAGTCGGGGTTGGGCCAAGATAGATACCATAATCAATGTCATGGGTATGGTCTGGCGTAGTGTGAGTGTGCTCCATTCCATGGGAATGGCCTTCGATGTTATGCGTATGATCCATTCCATGTGCATGTCCATACGCCGTAAAGTAATGTCCGTGATCATACAACCAATGCGCATGAGCAGAGCCAGAAAAAGCACAATAAGTAACGCTTCCACCACCCGCCAGGGCTAGTTCAGTTCCATCTGCAATCCCATGATTGTGAGTATCAGCATCCGCATATTCAGATTGAGTATTGTCAACAATAGGGCCTTCAATGAATTTATAGCCTGTAATATCAATATTCTCATCTTCGGTTTGTGTTGTTGATTCCGATGAAGGCCCAGAGGTTGTCTGCCCTCCAGAATCAGTTGTGCTCTTAGATGAAGCCCCCGATGTACTCCCTCCACCACTAGCAGCCCCCTTACTATACGCTCTAAACTGCCCCACTTCATAACTTAGTAGCATCTTATTTATCCGGACAGTCTCTTCCGGGATGTAAAACTTGATCACTGCCGGGTTATCCGGGTCGCAGTTATCCGCGAAGTCGTGCGAATCAAGGTTGGTAGCGCCTTGAGCGTAGACTTCATTGATTCGGGTCCTGTCAGCTAACTCCGCAATACTGCTGGCAATATCCTCCAGCTGGTTGGCGATTTCGATTTGTATGTCGCCGGGGGCGCCGGTAACGTCGTCTTTTGAGATGCCCACCACCCGACTGGTGAAATCGATTCCCAGCTCCTCGTCGATCACCCGTACCTGGGCGCCTAACTTAAATCTATCAATCGGGTCTTTAGTCAGCCTGAACAAATCAGCAGCTTCAACCGAATAGGTTATCCGGGGTATCTTCAGTTTCTCCAGCATTGCCCTAGCTGTCTCATACAAGGTCTCTGCATGCTCATACCTGCGGTCTACCCACACCCGGGCAATAATACCATACTGTGCCTGGGTATCGGCATCGATATAAGGCTGCCCGGTCGGGTTAGCTTCCACAATCGTAAGCTGATTGACGCCTTCGCCGTAGCCAAGAGCATAAAGCCTCGTGCAGAGGTTGGCCGGGTCTTCCTCCTTGGTCACGCCGCGCAGGTTTTTCCGATAGCGAATCTGCGGGCCTATTTCATTGCTGGCGGCGACCAAGTTGAGCGTCCAGGTTGTGGTATCCCAAGTCCATTGATATTCCTCAACAAACGGCTTCGGCACGGCAAACAGGGCCGCCAGCAGGTTCTCATTTTCAAACTTGTACATAAACTGCCGGGTGAAGTCCACCGTCCCTAACTGCCAGCGAACGGTGGTCTGTTGGTTAAGGATATACTGCAAAACATCGGCGGTATAGACACCGGTACCGCCTATCTGGTGGTACTGAAAAAGCACGTCATCAAGAAGGGTCGCCAGAACGTGCTCTAAGTGGTAGGTTACTGTTTTGCCGTCTCCGCTTCGCACCGTCTTGACGGGCACGATGCGAAACAGGTCTACCCGTTCATTGCCGTCAAAGATTTCTACGAAATAGAAGGGCTTGCATTCGGCGTTTTTGGAGTCATCGGCTGGCAAAGAAAAATGAGCCGCCCAGAGTTCGTTGAGGCGCTTTTCATAGCTGATAGCAAAAGCGTTTTCGAGAATGGCAACTAAGTTCAAGCTTAGGTCATATACTTTTGGGTGCATTAAATCACCTCACTGTTGCGTAGTTAAGTCCTACTCTTCAATAAGCCCCTGCTGTTTCGCCATGACCAAAACTAGGTCGTTTATGTCGTCTTGTGTTAACTGCTTTTTACCCTTCAATCTATACTTCAATTGTCTTAACTCTTGTCTTTTCTGTTCCTCTCGTTGTTTCCGCTCCATAATCTGCTTAGAAGGTTTTGTCTCTCTCATGCTACCCCCCCCTCATGCGTCAAAACATAGATAGTATCGTTTTCAACCCAAATTACCGCACCTGGAGAACTTTGTTTATCTTCTCCCAATGGCGTATAAGGTATATCATCTAATAAATGTGTATCTCTAATTAAATGCACCGGGTCTGTTGGGTTGTTTTCGATAAAGATTTTATCCCCATTGGCAGGTGTCCAAGTTTCTTCGGGTATTTCAATTTCTAGGTCACTGAAATAGAAAGTCGTGGGCTGGAGGGTTACGGTTCCGTCTCCATTGTCAACAAGAGTAGGTTTCCAAAAGCCTTTTTGTTTGGTTGATTTTTGGGTTATATAGCATATTTTCACTTTAATTCACCCCTATAGAAAGCCAATATGCTGTATATACTGTTCCATTTACAAGATTTGAACCATCATGTGTTGCTACACGTGCAGTAAAACCAGTGGTTGTAGGTGTACCACTACCGATTGACCAGGTAACAATTGGACCGAATCCAGCTGTTGTTATACTGTTAACTAAAGTTTTAGAAAATGCAGATGGATATGTTACGGTTTTATCTAAATACTGACTTGCGCCATCTCCAGTTATTTGAACAATACCTACTTGGATCCTCAACATACCGTAAATATAATTCGTCCCCGCACTATCCTGATAATCCACCGCCTTTAATGCTTTGTCCAGCGGATTGTTTGCGAAGGCTACGGGGAGTTCGCCGATGACAAGCATGGCCCAGTCTATATCAACGGAAGTCGCAGTTCCCGACTCCGTCTTACACACAAACCATACGTCAGTTGCGTCTGCTCTAATTGTCCGCGTTACAGACAATATTTCAAAATCACCACTTCCTGAGTGATAACTACTTGTTGCTTCCCATCCTGAACCATTATAGTCTTGAATTCGTATTCCGAACCGATTTGCAACAGACGCTTTTACGCGAGCAACTGCGGTTACTGTTTTCCCTGCCAAAAAGGGGGAAAGTTGCGAAAGTCTTTGGTCGAGTTGTGCGTCATTGTCAACAGTATTTTCTAATCTAACAATATAACCTATTTCCGCACCTGTCTGTTTACTTACACTACCACCAGGTAATTTCCACCCATCCGGCGGAGCACTATCCCCCTGGCTCCAACTTGCAAAGCCGCCACCTTTGAGAAGGTTGGTGAATTGCTGGTTTTGGAACAGGGTTTTCAGGCCGTGGACATCGTCAGTTTGCGCAGTTTCGGCCAAATGCGCAAGATAATCGCTAAAGTTATCATTAAGATCCTGGCTGTTTACGTCCGGCCCAATGGTTTTTATATTACCCGCCAAAATATCACCTCCTATAAGAATAGATGATCATAATCGATTGTCACCGTTGCGTTCGGCATTGTATCACTTTCAAAAGCTAAATCATTACCTCCAGGGACCAGCTTCCAAAAATCGCCTGATACTCCTGACATCGCATTGTTTCCATTCAGCTTCACAGTCATTTTCTCCATATCTATCGCCAACACGTCTCCCGCCTGCAAGGTTCCGGTATAAGTCAGCGTTTCTGCTGTAGTCTCGTTTTTTATCTTCGGATTTGTACAGGCCCCGGTAATAGTTATTACCGGACCTGTTTTTATGTCCCCATAGTTATACTGGCTCATGGTTTGCCGGGTGTGGATATTCCAAGTAAAGCCTGTAGGATTGGGATAAATCAATCCGGTGTCGTATTGGAGACCGGTGTCATATTGTAAGTTCTGGTCGTAGGCTCCTATGTCGGCGTGGGCAAATGGGTCGTAGGCCACCAAGGGCAGCGTAAAAATCCCGACCTTGGCAATACGCTCAATTGGTAGCGAACCGGCATACCGTACGGTATACGTCTTGTCCGGCTCTAAATCAAAAACCAGTTCGAGGTCTTTAGGTTGACCGTTATCATCGATTAGGTGGTCTGCAAGTTCCCGGACCTTTGCCTGCAAGTCAGATGCACTTGTGGCGTTCACAAACACACATTCAAGACTAAATATCCTGGCATCCATATCAGCGCCAAAATCGTATGCACCGTGCCTGCCGGGGATCGTAACCGTTTTATCACGGGTCTCAGGCAAAATCGGGAGTTGCGATTCTCGCCGCATTAAAAGTCCCAACTCTTCTGCCATCTTACCGCCGAGTGTAAACCCATTGCTCATTACCCGATCACCCCCTGCGCCCTAGAACGAGACTGAAACAATCTAAAAAGCTCTTGTGCAATAAGTTTAATGTCTTGATCAGAACGGACATACATATTTTCGATTTGAATTGTAAACCCGCCAGCCATTGTAAACTCATGATTTGGCACCACTTGACTGCCCCTCGGTAGATTAACGAGTTCCGGGCCTTTCTCCCCGACAACTGCCAGCCCACCGGGGGCAAAATTCGTCCCTCGCGCGTACCAGTCTACCGACAGCTTTGGCACCGGGAAAGTAATCCCCGCTATGGTCTTTTCGATAGTTCTGAAGTCGAAGTGTGGTGTAGGGATGTGAATGTTGCGGAAAGGCTTAGTGATGACACCAGCAATCCGGTCAAAAATTCTCGAAGCAGTTGATTTTAAACTCTCCCATTTAGTAGTTAGGTTTGATTTTATTTCTTCCCATCTAGTGCTAAGTGTTGTCCAAATGCTGTCGGTTACACCGGTTATTGTTGCTTTTATTCTTTCCCACTTTTCAGAAGCCCAGTTTTTGATGGTGTCCCAGGTTCTGCCGAGAGAGTCTTTGATTCCATCCCAGGCAGTCTCGGCCTTTGACTTAATACTATCCCAATTGATGCCAAGTTTCCTTGCTAACAACACTGCCCAACCTGCGGGGCCGACAGCGATTAACAGGATTTCATCGCCCCACTCTTTAAAAAAGTCCTTAATGCCGTTCCAAACATCGGATGCCGTGTCCTTTATGTTGGTCCAAATCTCAGAGAGTTTCTTCTTGATCCCATCCCAAATATCCTGAGCTTTTTTCTTGATGTTGTCCCATACCTTCACCAGTTTAGCTTTTATCATGTCCCAGTTTTTGTATAATAAGATACCAGCAGTAACCACACCGGCAATCGCTGCTATAACAAGGCCAATTGGGCTACAAATAGCTGTGAAAACTATTCCCAGTTTAGGAATCAGCGCGATGGCAGCCCCTATTCCTTTAAGAAACGGACCAAAAACCATCATTAGTGGTCCTAACGCGGCAGCAAATCCTATTATGCCCAAAATAACCTAAATCCTTCCGCCAACCTCGAAACAAAACCGATGGCAGATTCTATTTGCGGTTGCATTTGTGTAAATGTATCAAGCAATGTTTTACCCAACGGCTCGAGGGCAACCTCCGCACGGTTTTTTAGCTGTTGCATGCTCTCACCAAACGACATGGTTTCTTTCGCCGCTGCCGCTATGGTTTCAGGACTGGCCTGTAAAGTTTTCAAAAGTTCATCCAGGTCAAACCTACCCTCACGGATAGCCGCCGCCATGTCGGGGCCAGCACGGGCGCCAAATATTTCTACAGCCAGGGCGTTAGCTTCAGCAGCAGAACCCATGTTTTTTATTTCCTCGATAGCCCGTCTCATTGCTTTAGGCGGCTCTTCCCCGGCTTTGGCAAAGTTGACAAGCCCTATCCGCAGGCTGCCTAAGACAAGGTCGGCGTTTACGCCTTCTTTTTCCCACTTGCCCAACATCGCGGCAGAAGTTTCTAAATCGAATCCCATCTGGCGCAGAGGCGCACCATACTGGACCATCCTTCGTGATAGTTCACCGACTGCTATGCCTGTTTGTTGACTTACTTTCCATAAGTAATCTAATGTCTGACCTGTTTTTGATGTTTCGACGCCCCAATCGCCAAATACCCTGGTAGTTTGTGTCACAAGCTGGCTGGCATCTGTGCCTGCTACACGTGCAAGGTCAAGGGTCTGTTTTGTCAGGTCTTGCAGTGCCTTGCCGGTTAAGCCAGTCCGTGTGTTTAGGTCGGCTAAAGCACTACTAACAACATCCGCTCCCTGCGGGACTTGCCCGAATACTGCGCGAAAATCCTTGTTTAGTGCGTCCAGGTCTTTCTCGGTTGCGCCTGTACCCTTACGGATTATTTTCATGGCTTTATCCATGTCGTTAGCGGCAGCAAAAGCAGCCCCGCCAACAGCTACGAGTGGAGCGGTCACGCGCGTAGACAAAGTTTTGCCCGCGCTACTCATTTTTTTACCAACGCTCTCGAATTTCTTGCTGGTGGACTCAAGCCTACCAGCAACTTCATCCATTTTCTTCCTGAATTCATCCGTAGTCGCGCCTATACGGACAAATATGCTGCCAACTTCGGGCATTTACATCACCAGCCTAAAAGCTTATAATACAATTAAACAACCAAAATCTAGAAAGGAATGATTATTATGTCTCAAGGTAATTGGGAGCCTTGTCCTAGGTGTGGATCAAACAGGGTAGAAAGTCGCGGTATCGCATTCTTTCTCTTGCTCGGTATTGTGTTAGTTGGTGTCAGTATCTGGTTGCTTATTATCCCACCTGTAGGCATTGCCGGAATTGCGCTCGGCTTAATATTTTTAATAATGGCTCCGTTTTCCAAAAACATACTGCAATGCCAAGACTGTAAAAAATCTTGGCGAATAAGCAAAAAGAAGTAGCCTAGCGTTTCCTTCTACCGCTTTCGCATCTTGGAGGCCGCCTTTTTCTGGGCGGCCTCTATTTCTTTTGCTTCTGCCCAATAAAACGCCATCCATTCGGAAAACTCCCGAACGGTTATGCGTTCCTGCAATTCTCTTGCCGTCATACCCAAGTCCCTTGCAAGGCGGAATGTAAAAACCTTCTCCGCCTGCTCAGGATATTGTTTAGGCGCTTTCATCCCCAGAACGAAAGGATTTTTGGATTTCCTTCTGCGCTAGTTCGCTCAGGCCGTTTATGTCAAGGATAGCGAAGAGTATTTTATCAACAGCAGAAGCAGACTTTTCCCAAAGTTGCTGTGCCTGCTCTACCGTGATTTTAGGCTCTTCCAAGCATTCAGCCAGCATCAAAACCTGTATCTTATCACTGTCAACCTGGCCGTTGACGGTGGCTTGTTTGTTTAACCTTTCTCGCGCAGCCTTTGTTAGCTCTTTGATTTTTACCTTGCCGCCCCATTCAGACACCTCAACCTCCTGAGTGTCCAGGTCCTTAGCAGCAAGAATTTCGTCAAATGTTAATATTTTACTCATTAGGCGTAAGTCCCCCTCGTTACTCCGCCGCTTACCTGAAACTCTGCCGAAAACGTCCCAACGTCGTCGACAGGCGTTTCAGCTTCGTAGCTGGTGCAGATGCAGTTGCCGGTGTATTTTATGTTGCCGGAGGTTTCACCTGCCGGTCCGTATTCAAAAGCCACTTCCAGTCCTAAAATTCCATTTAGGTGTTCGTCAACCGTAGGGTCAAACACCCCATCGATACTAATAGTAGCGTCCTTCAGTCCAGCAATATAACTTTTTGCTGTTGCGCCTAGTGTCGTGGTTTCGTGCGTTTCAGCCTCTTCTGGGAAGGAAACACTCTTAACATAGGTTGAAATATCAGTAGGTGTG